GCTCTTTTCCAACCTACAGGAGTTCCACATCCTTTAGGATTACCTGATTCATCTCTATATTTTAAACTTCTTTTTGCATTTTCAGATGCTTTTTTAGGATAATCTGTATAAGTTTCTGCCTTTTCATTTTTTCTATTATCCCATTGAGAATTACAAAAAGCAAATCTCTGATCTGTATCAGGAAAATCTGTATTAGATTCAGCATCTCCCATACAACGATCTAAAAAATCCTCTCTATTTTCATAATCCAATGGCTCAGGCATTATATTAAATTATCAGTTTCCTCATCTGTTAAATGATAAGTATTTTGTAAAACAATTTTTTTCTGTTCATCATCTATAGGAGATTCTAAAACCTTTAAGATTCCCTCTATATGCTTAAATTGTGCCTCTGCTTTAACCTTTTCATCATCATAGAGAGTAGGTATCATAGAGGTATCTAATTCTATCTTATACTGAGTATTATCCCTTTTATTATATTCAGGTAAAATAAATTCACTAATACCCCAAATAATTTTATTCATTACAGGAATTACTGCCTCAGTATATAAACTTTTTGTTGCCTCTTTTCTATTGTTATAGGTTTTGTTTGCAGGATCATTAAAAAGAGAACTATCAACTCCATATAAATTACAAAGTTGTCTCAACTTAATAACTCCTGATTCTATTAATTGCAAATCTGCAGGACTCATTCCCATAGGAATATAGTCTACACTTGCTCCTGTAGAAACTATTTTTCCGAATTTATCTGCTCCTGCTATTCGTTTATCGATAGCTTGTTGAATCCTTCTTGCCTCCTCAGGATCTAGAGGATAATCTCCTTTATTAGTTAATAATCCTGATGCTCCTTTATTCTCTAAAATAGATGCCTCTGCAATATCTAAATTTTTAGCTGAGGTCATTGATAAATAACCTGCATGAATAGGAGATAATCCCCATTCACATAATACTCCTACATCTGTAGGATTAAAATATTTAATATGAGAAATATCTTCAGGCATTAATTTCTGTCTGAAATTATTTATTTCTAGATAGTAATGATCTATATACATTCCCTCTAGAGAATAATCGCAGTTTATATTTACAAACTGAGTAGGGAGTATATTTAGAGATTTGTAAACATCTCCAAAACCTACAGATTTATTACCCTGTATAAATAAATTTCCTGTAGTTAATAAATAAATGATTGATGCCTCTTTAAATTGATGAGCATTTTGATTTTTATTTGGCTTTTTAAGTAGGTTATATAACTCCCCATCCGTTACAAGTTCTTTATCCTCATTAGTTCCTTTATATAGGAGATAAGGCATATTAGATCCTGTCTGAGCAATCTTTTGAATAATGGAATATAAATCAGTAACTTTTGCGTAACCATCCTTTATTAGTTCCTCAGTATTTAGTTGATCATGTTCGTATGATTTCTTTTTACCAAATAAAGAGGTAGCACTCCATTGATAAGAATGATTTTTTTGAGCAGTGAATAATCCTGCTAATTTATCGGCAAATCCCATTACAAAATATACTTTTTACAAAAATACTAATTTTTATTTTAATATTTTATAAGCATAAAAAAAGAAGGAAAAAATGAATTTTTTTTTATTTACCTCTGTAAATTTTTTTTAAGATCCACAACCTACACACTCAAAAAATGAGGATTCAGGTTTTACTCCGTTTAGTTTCATTTGTAATTGATGTATTTTATCCCTGATTTCCATGTCTTTAATCATATCTCCTGATAGCTGATTATTGAGATTCTCGATCTCCTGCTTTATTTGTTCCATATACTATTAATTTTAAATTACAAAAAATCCACTTTTAGCAACTAATCTTTCGAATCCATATCTAGTAGCATCGATTAAATGATTAAATGAATCTGTAGGAATACCTGCTTTTTTGTCGTTCCAAATATAGTTATTTAATTCCTTTTTTAACTCATTACTCTCTCCACAAATTATTAACTTGTAGGATAGCATATCTTTTATTCCTTTTTTAACAGAATTTGGAAACTTAATGCATGGCTGAATGTTGAATCCTTTTAATGCTATATCATGTATTAACCTTTTTTCTGAACTATCAGCAACTATTAACTCATTTTTTTGAACTGTTCTTGCTAATGTCTTTATTATTTGATCTGTTGATAATTCAGTTTTATAAAATATTTGTTCTGCATAAATTATTTTTTCTTTAACATTAACTGCAATTTTTGATAAACAACTAGGATCAGGATTAAATCCAAAATCTAATCCATAACAATAAGGTAAAGATTTATCAAACTCTCCAACCTCCCAATTTTCAAAAATAACTCCCTCTGCTTTCTCTAACCAACCTCCTATATAGTTATGATAATAATGCTTAGGATTATTTAATTTAACTTTGTTAGCTTTCTCTATCCAACCCTCAGAGATATATCCTAAACTCTCAGCTAAATGATAAGTAGTATGTATATGCTCAACCTCCTCCATATTAGATAGAGTTACATCAAATCCTTTAACCTTTTTTACTTTTGAATTTGGCTCAATAAATCTCTTATAAATAAAATGTTCTTTAGTAGTAGGATTCTGAATCCATATAACCCTATTTTGCCTATCTACTGACCTGATAGAATCATCTATTATATCAAATATTTTCTGATTATTAAAATCCTCCCCCTCCTCTATAATCCATGTAGTTATACCTGCTAATGATTTTAAATTAGCAGTCTGATCTCCTGATGAGGTTTTAATTCCACTAAATATTATAAAAGATCCTGTATGTTTATTTGTTATTTTATTTTTAGTTATGTTAAAATGCTCTCTAACATTTAATCTATTCAGCATAATTTCAAACTCAGGAATAATAGATTTATGAGCAGATGTCATTGTATATCTAGTAAATAAAATTCCATGTTTGCTCTGATATGTTAATCTGCAAACAAAATCATGAACAGATGTACTTTTTAAAGATGATCTACCTCCTGTTAATAGGAAATATCTTTTTTTACTTGTATATAAAGGTTTAAATACTTTATGAATAGGATTCATTTATCCATTTTATAGGAGGTATATTTATTGTTTCCTCATTACTAGTTATATCTAAATTAGTTTTTTCTACTAATCCAAATCTATAACCTAAATATTTTAACATAGTTTCAGATGCTTTCATTTTAACCCTCTCATCTTTTGAATCCATGAGAGCATCCATATTTTCTAATGCTTTATCTACATATTGATCTATTATATCCTGATATATTTCAGGATGTTCTAATGCTCTCTGCCGGACTGCCTGTCTAGTATAATTAACTCCGTATGTTTCTGAGATTTCTTTAGCAGTTTTTGAATAAATCCCTTTATTTTTTCTGAGTATATTAAAAAATTCTATGTGGTCTACTTTCATTATTTGACAATATATGTAAACTTTTGTTATAGCAAATATACAAAAAAAAGGAGTACCTAAATGATACTCCCTTTTTACAAACAAAGCAAAGAATTAAAACACAATGAATTATTACAAATATACTAAAATTTTTCTATATAGAATTTTTCTAAAATGCTCTCAGCACTTTCAGAGAGTTTTTCAATATTTTCCTTTTTAACCTTTTGCCAATCAATAATCTTAGAGATTTGTTTATTTTCACAATTTAAATTTTTAGTTTCAATTCGCAAATATATATCATCTTTTATTTTAAAGGTTTGTTTTTCTATTCTAGTTATGTTAGTTAGTTCCATTTAATACAGTTTTTATTTCTAGATATTTAGTATTTACTTTTTTATCAACTTCTATCCAATTAGTAATCTGTTTAATACTATGTAATATAGTAACTCGATCTCTATCTAATATCTCTCCTATATATCTATATCTTTGAGATGGTTTAGTTATGGAGTTTATTAATAGTTGGTTTATAAAATAACATGAGAAATGCCTCGCTAATTGTATCTCATGATTTCTAAGTTTAGTATATCTTACTTTTTGATAAGATGTATTGCAAAGCATTGAACATTTTTCTATAATATGAGAAATTTCATCTAATTTAAAATTAGTGCCTCTAATCATTTTTTTCATTGTGTTTTGTGTATTATCTGTTATATGTATGTAGTAGTAATTCAAATTTTAAAATAGTTTTTATACTCATCTTTTAACATCTCAATTCTTTTTTTGTTTTTTGTGTATATATACATTTTTTGCCTCTCTGATTTATTTCCAAACTCCCAACGATTATGAGCATGAAAAGATAAAATATTTATATTTCTAGGATCAAATCTCATTTCAGGAAACGCTCCTCTGCTTAATATGTGAGATATATGTACTGCAGAATAATGATGTAAAGGTTTTCCGTACTCCTCACATATATTAGGCATATTATTCCAACACCATTTATAGAAATTGCTATCTGTTTTAAATCTTTTTTGCACTTCTATTCTGTAATCAAAATCCATTTTAAAACGATCATCTAATAATGGCTGATAACCTCTATCAGTACACATTTGATATTCAATATCTGATTCAATTAATATAGGTAGATTCATAACACCAATAAAAAATAATTAATAATCCTATAAAAAAAGTTATTGCTACTTCCATGATTCTTTAATTTTTTTTAACTCAATACACTTTTCGTAATCATCGTATTTAGCAAAATGTTCTATAACCTCCTGAATATGATCTGCAGTTACCTTTTCAGGATCAAATGGATATATAAATAATCCATGAGGATTTCTGTTTACCTTTTGTTGCATTGTTTCCCTGCCTGTAATATGTTCATAGGCATTCTGCATTATTTCATGTATATCGTAACCTGATCCCATTAGTTAGAATAGTGTTTGTTGTGTTGTATTTTGTTTGTTAATAATTCCTAAAGCAGTTTCAAATATTGTTTTACC